CGGAATATTTGTTGCTGGAATGGCCGGAGTTGGATCAATACAGAATGCCATAGACAATAGTGTGCCTGCTGTGAAGGCCATGAACACAGCATACGAAATGGCCATGGATGCCGGTAATGAAGAATTAGCTGACATGATCAAGAAAGACTTATCAGCGGTCAAAGTGAGATTGGATAGTGGCAGAGATCTAAACTTTGTCAAGGCAATGCAAGACAAGTACAGCAAGTTTATGACTACGGAAGGCTTGGCATACGAATCAAAACTAGCCGTATTGTTGAATCAACGCATTAAATAATGCAAACAAACATATAAATAATTCATATGGCACGTAAAGAATCTAAAGATAATAGTTTTGCGGACTTGGTTGCTCGTTTGAATGCAATGAGTAACATGACTCCTGACCAAGAACGGGCAGAGTTGATGGAGGCCGCTAAAAATGAACCAAAGATCTTGGATGACAAAGAAATTTCATTGGCAGACATTGCCAAACTGGCCGGCATCAAAGAATACACCGAACAGCCAAAGGTATCAGCAAAAGCAGAAAAATTAGTAGAATCAATCACAAGTGAAAAAACCCAATCGGATATCACAAAAGCTATCAAAGAATCAGACGCCGACACATCGATTGCGACAACAATCAAAAAAGAAGTCACAGAAGAGTCCAACAGGTTAGACAAAATTGCTGAACTAGAAGCACAACTGGCAGAATTAAAATCGGAACAGAAAGAAGAACAAACATATGACGCAAAATCATTCAGAGAAATTGTATCAAAAGATATGCAAGAGTATATCACAAACGCGAATGAAAACGAGCTGGTCCAACTTTACAACGCAGTATCAGACAATGAAGCAGTATACAACGAAGAATCATCTAACATTCTGGTCAAGACTCCAGAAACTACTGAAATCATAGCAGACGCTGAAAAGGCCGAAGCACCCGAAGAAGAGGTTGTGGCTGAAAAAGAAAAGGCCGACGACAAGGATGAGGAAAAAGACGAAGAAGATGATGACACAGCCGGCGAAGTTCCTATGCTTGACAAAGAGTTTGACGACGACGATGAAATGGGTGAAGATGTTGAGCTTGAAAAGCCGTCCGAAGACAAATTCACCAACGATTTAGATCCACAAAAATAGATAATTACGTGTATGCAGTTACACGTCACAACACACAAATTTAATCCAGATCCTTTTTATACCCAAAGGATCAAAAGTTTTTTTGCAACTCCGCCAAAAGATTCAGTGGCTTTGTTTGACCAGAACGGATATGATCTAACAAAACTAGAACAGATGTATGCAGTGGCAAACGGTTACGAACTGACCCAACACAGGAACACTGATCATATCACTTTGAGACAGGACTGGTTCATAGATCACAATCCTGCAGATGGGCCACACATCAATCATGCCTATATGTTTGAACGCAAAGGGTTTACTAAAGATGCATTGTCACAACTAGTATCATGGTCCAGTGGCAACACACATCTTCACAAATTGGTGGCTATGAAACCCAAATGGGGACTTGATTTTTCAATCGATTATTGTGATCAAGACGGCAATGTGTTTGAAGTGCTACATTGGGAGTTTGACGATTCGAATATCAAGAAATTGCAGAAAAAAAAAATACGCATGGATGAGTTTTTACTGAAACAGGATTGGGATCACGCCTCACAACACATATTGAAACACAAACAGGAATGGCATGGACTTGGCTTTTTCGAACAGAGCGAATGGAAAACCAAATACTTTGGCATAGACAAAGAACGTTTTAAAATGGTTTTGTGGAAATAAATATAAAAAATGAGCAACATACCCTACAATTACAAAAAATATTTGGATGACGTCACAAAAATGCGTCAACGGGGAACAATAAGTTCAGGTGAGCAGATAGCGTCACCCAGTTCCGCAGGCAGTAGAGGTTTAGCAAAACTCACACAATTCACAAACAGTGCCAATGAATTCATGAAGGCAAATATCAACGAAAGTGCCACAAGAGAATATCAAAATTTACCAAAAGACAAAATAGAAGAACTTCGTAAAAAATATCTTCCGGATTGGGAATACAAGGACAACAGCCTACAAAAAAGATATAAGTTTGTGGACTATTTTGAAACAATAAAGTACCTGATAGATACCGTGAAGCCACAGGAAGAACTAGACCATCATGCGGACATAGCCATATTCTTCGACGAAGTTTTGGTGAAAATATACACACACAGAACCAATGATGTGTCAGATTTCGACTTTAAACTGGCCGTACAGATGGATATGATAGCCAAAAAGAAGCATGGCGCCATAGAACCTTCTTATGGACTAGACAACTTGCTAAAATAAATACACTATATGAGCACTAATTTCGAAGACATCAGAACAATCTTGAACAGGATCGACGGTGTGAACGTGCCGGTGCAGGAAGATGACGGAGATGAAAGAGCAATCGCGGCAATGAAACTTGCCAAAGACGAAAACCGTAAAGAAGGTTTTGATTATCCACAAGGTGGCAAGTATGGCTACAAAGCAGAACGTGGATCGGGCACAGGTGCAATGGGCACAATGCAAGTAAACGTGACAATTCACGACAGAGAAACTGATGAAACCATGTACATTAAGGACATGAATTACTTAGAATTAGAAAAAGGTGACGAACAAGAAACACTTGCAATGATTTGGGATGAAAACAGAGACCTAATTCAAAAAGAATCAGCAGTGCAGGAAGATCTAGACTACAGAAGTGAGGACATCCTGAACAAGGCAGGATTCGATCCGGCGGACATAGACACATACATGAAAGTTTTCAATGATCACGGTGACACATCAGACCTCGATCAGATGAACATGAAAGAGAAAGTGGGACTTGCAGACGTGATGAGCATGGTACTTGCATCACATGGCATACAGAATGAATCATACGAGCCATTCCCAGAAGAAGACGAAATGACATTCGAAGACGATGATGCATTCTATGAAGCGTTCGGTGAATTAGGTTTCCCAGAAGACGAAACTGAACTATTCGACGCAGAATACAGAGGACGCAAAGTGCCACTCAACAAACCAATGCGTGGCGATGTTAAAAAATTCAAAGTATATGTTAAAGATCCAAAAACAGGCAATGTTAAAAAAGTTAACTTCGGACATGGCGGAAGTTCTGCAAGGAAAGCCGGACAGAAGACAATGAAGATCCGAAAGTCAAATCCTAAGGCAAGGAAAAGTTTTAGAGCACGTCATAATTGTGCAAACCCAGGACCAAAGACAAAAGCAAGATATTGGTCTTGTAGAAAGTGGTAACATGAAAATTAAAGAAGTAGAAGGCATCACAGAAGCTGAATTTGAAATATTCGCAGAGAAGAAAGATGCCTGCTATCACAAAGTAAAAGCGAGATACAAAGTTTGGCCTTCGGCTTACGCCTCTGGTGCTCTAGTGCAGTGTCGTAAAAAAGGCGCGGCCAACTGGGGTAACAAGAGCAAGAAGTAATGAACTTTTTAATTTTCAATGGTAGTCTAAAACCAGACGACGAATCAAATACATTTGCAGTATGTAAAATGGCGCAGTTGGCGTTTGAGAAACTAGGCCATAATTGTGAAATAGTGACAATGCGTGAACTTGATTATGAAGGAAGCACCGATGATGTGAATGACCAATTGAAACCATACATCATGAAGATGTTTGACATGGATGGTGTGATATTTGCAACACCTATTTGGTGGGGCACACACTCATGCCACATACAGGCATTGCTTGAAAGATTGGATTTCATTTATAGTTGGGCCAAGGACAACAAGTATCAACCTTTCTACAACAAAGTTTTAGGCACTTTGGTATCTGGAGGCGGTGATGGCTTCCAACACATACACGGCGTATTGTATTCGGCCGCAAGTAATTTTGGATTCACCATTCCACCACAATGTAACATAGAATCAAAAGCTCAGGGCCTTAACGAAATAATCAAAGACGAAGACACACTGAACCAAGTGAAAAATTGCACTATCAACATGACAACATGGGCAAACATATTGGCAAAAGCAAATCCCACAATGGATGCCAGACATGGAAGTGTTGATGTTAACGAAAGTTTGAACGAAGGCAAAAGGATCCCACGTAAAAAAGGCCAAAAGCGGAAAAGCAAAAAACACAGCGACCTTTACACGGATGAGGATCCAAAGGGCACAATACACGGGCTAGGGTTCAAGGACGAAGCAACAGCACGAGCCAGTGTGACAAAGATCAGAAAATCCGGCAGATCACACGCACACAAGATACAAGCGGCGGTGGCAATGGAACAGAGAGCGAGAGCGGCGGGCAAAACAGGTCCGGCGGCAATTTATCGTAAATACATTAACTCAATGAAGAAGAAAACAAAGGCCAAAAAGAAATGAAGATCATAGAAGTACTAGAAGGAACACGTTGTTGGAAAGGTTACATGCGTAAAGGCTTCAAGACCATGTTCGGAAAACGTGTGCCCAATTGTGTCAAAAGAGAAAACAAGTTTCATGTTTTGGACAAGTTTGAACAATCTGTATTTGAAACAGAAGATGAATCAATGGCAATCAACTTCATTAGGAAAAATTATGACGCATTGAACACATGCGAACTGCATGAATCACATCACTCAGGTCTGAGAGCATGGTTCGGCAAAGGCAAGAAAGGTGGTGCCGGAGGCGGCGGTTGGGATCGTTACAACACCAAAGGAGAACGTATTGGTAAATGTGGTGATCGTAAAAAAGGTGAAGGCAAGCCAAAATGTTTATCAAAAGCCAGAGCGGCAAGTCTAAGAGCCTCAGGTGGTAAAAAGGCCATCGCGGCCGCTGTCAGAAGAAAGCGTAAAAAAGATAAAAATCCGGAAAGACGCGGAAAAGCAATTAACGTCTCCAATAAAAAGAAAAAATAATTTGCAATATTGTCAAAACTGTTATATACTGTTGAATAATAACAGGAGAAATATATGGCAGTAAGAAACTTCAACGAAGCAGAAAAACAAAAACTAATTCAAATCATATCACAAGGATCTCAGGTACTGGGAGAAGTGGATGATCTCAAAACAGGTTTGAGAGATACAGTCAAAGCAATAGCCGAAGAACTGGAACTCAAACCCGCACTAATAAACAAGGCAATTTCCGTGGCACACAAAGGCAACTATCAAAACATTGCCGATGACATGGACACACTAGAAAGCATATTGAACACAGCCGGTAAACTTTAGTGTACAAATTACTCAAAGAATTTTGGGTAAACAGTTACAAATCTGATACGATAGCTTTTTGGTTTGAGCTTGTCTCTGTTGCCCTAACAATAACCGGATCATGTATCTTGACATTCACGTCGCCAAATCCTATAATGAGTATAGTGTTTCCAATATATTGGCTAGGGTCAAGCACTTTACTGGTGGCGTCTATTAGGCGTAGGCAGATATGGTTGTGTACACTTACGACATGGTTTACAATTATGAACACAATAGGATTGTATAGAGTTTTCATTTTATGAGTTACATAGACGCATTATATAAGAAAGACGAAGACAAAATTTACGTTGTCGAGCGTGATCCAAAAAAAGGTCGCGTATTTGTTGAGTATGATGCAAGATACATTTTCTATTATCCCGATGCAAGAGGGAAACACAGATCAATAACAGGCGAACCTTTGCAAAAAGTACAATGTTCAACATCGAAAGAATTCATTAAGGAGCAACGTATAAGATCAAATAAGCAACTTTATGAAAACGATATCAATCCGGTGTTCAGGTGTTTGGAGGAAAATTACTTAGGTAAGGAAACTCCAAAACTGAATGTGCTGTTCTTTGATATTGAGGTGGATTTTGATCCCGAAAGGGGTTACGCCACAACAGATGATCCGTTCATGCCCATTACTGCCATAAGTTGTTACATGGGTTGGACGGATCAACTGGTAACTTTTGCAGTTCCTCCTAAGACTTTGAGCATGAAAGATGCTGAGATTCTCACAAAGCGTTTTCCAAATACACTTTTATTTGAAAAAGAAAAGGATATGCTTGACGCTTTTTTACAAGTGGTAGATGAAGCAGATATATTAAGTGGTTGGAACTCCGAAGGGTATGACATTCCATACACTGTTGGGCGTATACAAAAAACCATGAGTAGTGATGACACAAGGCGTCTGTGCTTTTGGGGTGAAAAGCCGAAAAAAAGAGTTTTTGAAAAATACGGCAGAGAACATTTAAGTTATGACTTGATTGGTCGTGTGCATTTGGACCTACTGGAGTTATATAGAAAATACACATATGAGGAAAGACACAGTTTCAGATTAGACGCAATAGGAGAACACGAACTTGGCGAAAAGAAAACTGTTTATGAAGGCTCATTAGATGCATTATACAACAACGACTTTGCATTATTCATAGAGTACAACAGGCAAGACACAAATCTACTTGCAAAACTTGAAAAGAAATTAAAGTTTATAGAACTAGCTAACGAGATTGCACACCAAAACACTGTGTTGCTACAAACAACAATGGGTGCAGTTGCAGTAACCGAACAGGCTATTGTAAACGAAGCTCACAGACGTGGTATGATTGTTCCAGGGAGAAAGTTTAGAGACAAAGACGCAGAACCTGTAACGGCGGCCGGCGCCTACGTGGCGACTCCTAAAAAAGGGATACATGACTGGATAGGATCAATAGATATCAATTCGCTATATCCGTCAGTCATTAGGGCATTGAACATGGGTCCGGAAACAATAGTCGGACAGATACGTCCTGTAATCACTTCGGCGGAAATAAACAGGGCAAGACACGCCAAAAAATCATTTGCGGCCGCATGGGATAACCAATTCGGCAGTTGGGAATATCAGGCAGTGATGGCAAAAGAAAAAGGCACAGAATTGATTGTGGACTGGAGTGATGATACCAGTGTGCGTATGAGTGCGGCACAACTATATGATGTTGTGTTTGATGGTAACAACAAATGGATGTTGAGTGCTAACGGAACAATATTCACCTATGAGCATGAAGCGATCATTCCGGGCCTGCTCAAACGTTGGTATGCAGAAAGAAAAGAAATGCAAAGAAAAATGCATGACGCAGGCGATAATGAAATTGAAAAAGAGTATTGGGACAAAAGGCAACTTGTAAAAAAAATTAATCTTAACAGTTTGTATGGTGCAATTTTGAATCCAGGTTGTAGATTTTTCGACATGCGTATAGGACAATCAGTTACACTGACAGGAAGATGTATCACAAAACACATGGGTGCCAAGGTCAATGAAATTGTTGCAGGCAAATATGATCATGTCGGTGAAAGCATAATATATGGTGATACAGACTCTGTGTATTTTTCAGCTCACAAGACATTGAAAAAAGAAGTGGACGCAGGACAGATACCATGGGGCAAGGATAACGTGATCGGCCTGTATGACAAAATTGCCGATGAGGTGAACACAACGTTTTCCAGCTTCATGAACAAGGCGTTCCATTGCCCAACCACAAGAGGTTCGGTGATTAAAGCAGGAAGAGAACTTGTTGCTGTGAAAGGATTGTTCATTACGAAGAAAAGATATGCTGTTTTGTATTATGACAAAGAAGGTGAACGGGTTGACACCGCGGGCAAAGAAGGCAAAGTCAAGGCGATGGGGCTGGATCTGAAAAGATCAGATACTCCTGTGTTTGTACAAGATTTTCTGAGTGATGTGTTGTATCAAGTTTTGACAGGTGAGACCGAAGAACAGGTGCTTAAGGCAATATCAGATTTCAGAGCAGACTTTAAAGCTAGGCCCGGATGGGAGAAAGGGTCTCCAAAACGTGCAAACAATGTCACAGACTATTGGGAAAAAGAAAAGAAACAAGGCAAGGCAAACATGCCAGGGCACGTAAGAGCAAGTATAAATTGGAACAATTGCAGACAGATGTATGGTGACAAGTATTCACTGCCGATTACAGACGGTGCAAAAGTCATTGTGTGCAAATTAAAAAATAATCCTTTGAATTATACAAGTATTGCGTATCCAGTAGACGAATTGCGTATTCCAGACTGGTTCAAAGAACTTCCATTTGATTCAGAAGCAATGGAGCAGACGATATTAGATCAAAAATTAGATAATTTGATTGGTGTTTTGGATTGGGACATCCAATCAACCGAAACCACAAACACATTCAACAAACTTTTTGAATTCTAAATATGGATACGTTCTTTTTTGATTATGAACCTGGAGACAGAGTAACCAATCCCAAAGCACCAGAATGGGGCGTTGGACAAGTACAGTCAATAATAAAAAACAGAGTCACTGTCAATTTTGAGGATGCAGGAAAAAAAACTTTGGATGGAAGAGTCATAGACTTGAAACGATTAGATGTCAGATAAGTTAAAAAACATGTATGTTAGTTTACTAGAAACACACAATTGGAACTTCGAAAACCATGATGATAGCAAATATGACGAGGGAAATGAGGAAAAGATGCATTTAAGAAGTTTGATTGCCCAGGCATACGAAATAGGAAAAGATCCATCTAAGCTGTTCTATAAGTATTGTCCAGAACATTTATACAAAAATTCAGCAGATTACGGAATAAGAACTCCATGGCATGAATTAGAATTAGATCGAGCAATTAACCAAGAAATTACACAAGAAAATTACAAAAAAAATGTTAAGCATTGAAGAAATACAATTGATAATTGAAAAGTTAAAAAAACTCAAACATGAGGATTTCCAACAAATAATTGACAGCAACCTCAAGATATTTGAGGATTTGGCCGAAACTGTTGATGCCAATAACAAAGAGGCAATAGACCGATTAGATAAAACACCTGGGTGGTTTTACAAGGACCTAGAGAAAAAAAGAGAAAAAACAAACGTAGATGATCTTTTGTTTAGAATGATACAGACTAAAATATTTCAATTTTCAAGAACAAATTTGTATAATTGTATTGAAATTGGTCCAGGAAATGGAATGTTCTCAAAGGAACTACGTTCATGGCGGAAGATTTTCTTCCTTGATATTCATGATTTAGAGGCAAAAATTAGACGTAGGTTCCATCCGGGACATCAAAAACATCTATTATTTTTCACAACTAAAGATCACTCATGTGATTCAATACCCAAAGACTCATGCAATTTTGTATTCAGTTGGGACACTTTTGTGTTTTTTACACAAGAACATGTTAAAAAATACTTAGAAAGTATCAAAAGAACATTAATATCCGGTGGCTACTGTTTTATTCAGTATACTAATTGTCATGATGACGTTGATTTACACGAGGCGAAACGTGGTTATTACAATTACAATACCAAACCCGCCATGGAGCAAATGATTAAGGATGCAGGATATGAGGTTGTGGAAATGAACCAATTCAAATCGGGTGCCAATTACGCCATATTCCGTAAACCTGGTAAACAAAACCCAGTAGTATATAAAGTTTCTCAAATAACACTTGATTAAAATCTAAATACAATGTATACTGAAGCATTATGATAGATATCTTGAGAGACATAGTTAAGCACACGCATGGCTTGGGATTTTTGGATCTAGTGAAGATCGCTGGTACCAGTGATGAAACAACAATAGATTCAATGGCTGAAGATCGGTCAGTTATACTCCAAGGATCTTTCCACAAACCACAATCAGAAATGGTTGGTACTTTTGGAATGCCTCAATTGAATAAATTAGATATTCATTTGAAGTGTCCGGAATACAAAGACAAAGCAAAAATATCTGTACTCACTGGCGAAAGAAATGGAGCCAAAGTTCCGACAGGCATACACTTTGAAAATGAAAAGGGTGACTTTAAGAATGACTACAGATTCATGAATGCCGAGATCATAAACGAAAAACTTAAGACTGTAAAGTTCAAGGGAGTTAAGTGGGACGTTGAAATCGAACCATCAGTGGCAAGTGTACAAAGATTCAACTTTCAATCGATAGCAAACACAGAACACAATTCATTTGTTGTCAGAACCGAGAATGGAAACCTGATATTCAGTTTCGGTGATGCCGCATCACATGGTGGTGAATTTGTATTTGCTAACGGAGTGAATGGCACTCTAAACAAAGGATGGAGTTGGCCAGTAGGTCAAGTATTACAGATATTGAAGTTATCTGATTCGGCGAAAGTGACATTGCATTTTT